CGGTCAACGCGGCGCGGATGGCGCGGGCGCGAGCCTGGGTTTCGGGAAGCGGCGACGTCGCGAGCCAGAGCCATTCGCTCCAGGCCTCGGAAGGCGTCGTCGGGCGCAGCAGGCCGTCCATCCAGACCATGATCGGCCGGGATGATGCGAAGGTCGGTCACGCTGCGGCTCCCATGCTCACCGGAACAGCCAGGGCCGAACCGGAAGGGTCTGTGTCAGGGGTGGGGTCGGCGTCGTTCGCGGCGTTCAGGCGGCGGCTCATGGCCTCGCCCAGCCGGACGGCGCTGGTGACGGAGCGGACCTGCAGGTCGATCAGCGTCCCGAGGATTTCGCGGGTCAGCGCGTCCTCTTCGGGTTCGCAGGTCGGCCCCCAGCGTTCGCGGAAGTCGCGGATCGCCTCGATGGCGGCGTCAACGGCTGTCGGGCCGACGCTGTCCTTGAGGGCGGTGATGGCGCGGATGCGGTTCATGCCGACACCTGCTGCTCGGAAGCCTCAGGCTGACGCGAACGCCGCAGCGTGGCGATGAACTCGGCCATCTGGTCGAACTGGCTTTCAAGTTCAGCAACGTGGAAAGCCGGGTCGATGCCGTGGCTAGCGAGCCAGTAAATGACTGCGGCGCTGTCGCTGACGTTTTTGGCGCACAAGCCGACGCGGATCACATCGCTCTGGAGAAACTGAGCGCTCATGCCGCCACCGCCGAGTACATCGCAGCTTTCGCCACGGTCAGCTCACGGCGCCATTCGGCAGCCTTGCGCTCTCCGATTTCCTTGCGGGCCAGATAGGCGGTCAGGGCATCGCCCTTGGCGACCGAGATCAGATAGTCGAGGTCGGCGTTCGCCCTGCCCTCTTCCATGGCCTGAAGGTCGTAGAGAGCGGCACGGATGGCGCTGTCACCGACTTCATTCCGGTGCGGGCCGAAGTCGCGCAGGGCGGCAGCGGACGATCCGGCATGCAGCGCCATCTTGCGGGCGGTCTCGGCGGCCGGGGTGACCGGCGCGTTCCAGATTTGATCGGCGATCTCTGCGCGTTCCGGCAGCAGGCGAAGCGCGGCTTCGTGCTTTCCGGGGCGGCGGCGGGTGGGGAGAAGCATGGATCACTCCGTTTCAACAGAAGTGATATTATCGGATAGTCCGATACGGTCAATCGGATTATCCGATATTGGCCGATAATGGCATTTTTGAGCGGGCCGAGATGTGTATCTGGCACTTTCGACATCCCGAACAACGTCTCCGCCTAGACTCGCGTGGGCGCTGTGTTAGGACACCCGACAGCCTCGCGTGATGCGATTGGCCGAAACAACTCGGGGGAGCCGAATGAACGAAGACATTTCCACGCAAGCGATACCCGCCTACGCGAAGATTGCTGAAGCCCTGGCGGGTAAGACCTTCCCCGCCAACTACGTTTATGGGATCGGCGCATCGAGCACGAGCAGCAGCGCCGTCAACGACGACGTCATCTATTCCGGACAGGTCGCTGGGTTCACCGCGAAGGCAGAAGGCGGCGTCTTCACCATCATCGATTCCGTGAAGGGCATCGTCTCCTTCGGCGGCGTCAACTACCAGATTATGGGGCCATCCAGCGACGGAAAGAGCGTGGTGCTGGGGATCACGAAAACTGAAAACATTGGCGGATCGACCTTTTCAAGCACGTCCCCTGCCCTGCTCGTCTCCAACAGCGGCACGGCTCCGGTCGGAAGCGTAAACTTCAACACGAACAACCCTTACACCACGCCGACGCCTGTTTGCTTTGCTGCCGGCACGCTGATCGACACGGTCAGCGGACCTGTCGCGATCGAGCTTTTGTCCGTTGGCGATGAGCTGATGACATCGGCAGGAACTTCAAAAGTCGTGTGGACGGGCTCAATGCGCATGCGCGCCGCCGGTACGCCTTGGGAAGCAAGCGTGGCGCCTGTTCGCATTTCGGCGAACGCCATTGCCGAAGCCGTTCCAGCGCGAGATCTGGTCGTATCGCCCGGGCATGGGATTGGGTTCGATCTTCTCGGACCAGTCTTGGTTCCGGCCGGCGTCCTGGTGAACGGCACAACTGTCACGGCAGAGTCACCCGAGTGGATCGACTACTGGCATGTCGAAGTCGAGGGGCACGCTATGATCATGGCTGAGGGCCTGTCGTGCGAGAGCTATCTCGACGTCGGAAACCGGGGCTCTTTTGAGGTTGCTCAACTCGACCAATCCAGCACCGTTCTGGATCCATCAGATGCGCAAGGCGCGTTCCCGCGTCTGTCGGAGGGCGCGCTTGTCGAAGCCGTCAAAGAACGTCTCCACGAGCGCGCCCTCTCACTGGGGTGGCAGCGTCAGGCGATCACTGAAGCGCCCAGCCTCGTGGTCGATGGCAATCGAGTGACTGGCGTGGATAGAGGTGACGCTGTTCGGTTCGTCGTGTCGGCAGACGCCTCTGAGATCGCCATCGCGGCTAGAACCTTCATTCCGGCGCTGCTCGATCCAAAAGTGCGCGATAGCCGCGAGCTTGGCGTCAAGGTTTTGGCAATCGAGGCAACCGACGGGTTTCAAACGAACGTCATTCGCGCCGATCATGACGATCTGCAGAATGGTTTCCACGGCACCGAATTTGAGCCGATGCCCGCGCGCTGGACAGGCAGCACCGCGGTCGTTCCCCCTTCAATCCTCAATGGCCTTGAGGGCGATGTCTATCTGACGCTTCGCCTGGCCGATCGCGCCCGCGAGACGGTCGAACTGGTGGACGAAGCCAGTATCCTTAAGGCGGCTTAATCAGGGTGAGCGGCGGCTTCCGTTGAGGCCGCCGCAACCACCTCTACTCACCTAGACCGGGCCGTCCGGTCAGACGATCACATTCTTCTGGTGACCCACCGAACGCGGCCTATGATACGCACACGATCTTCCGGCACGCGATATTCGCCGTGCAGCGGGTTGTCTGACTTCAGCCGGACTTCGCTCGGTTCGCTTCCGGGCACGCGCTCCAAGCGCTTGCAGACCAAGGCGTCGCCGTCCCAGACCGCAAAGATGCCGGGAAGACCCAAGCGCTGGTCGGAAAGATCAATCAGGACATAATCCCCGCTCGAGAGCGTCGGCTCCATGGAGTCGCCTATGACCTCCTGAACGGTGGCTTGTGCCGGCGCCACGCCGAGACGGTCCACGACCAAGAAGCGCGGCAGCGTCCAGTACCTACGGGTCGTTTCTCGATCCACTGCGAAGCCGCCTCCTGCGGACAGCCTCACGTCGTATTCAGGGACTGCGACAGAATCGGGCGCATCGGCGTTTGCGTCGATCTCGACCGGCTCCTCGGAGGTTTCGCCCTCCCCCGGTTCGAAATAGCTGCGCGGCTTGCCGAAGATTTTGGCCAGCGCGTCCCTATGGACGTGCCAGCTCTTCAGCCCGCCGTTTTCCAAGTCGCTGACGGTCGATTGCCCTACGCCGAGCCGTTCGCCCAGCTGGGCCTGGGTCATCCCGACTTCCTTGCGGGACTTCTTCAGCTTGGCAGAGAGGGTCAGGGAATCGGCCATCCCCATTTTCTGCCTCAGAGAATATCGATGCGCGCCCGGTAAATCGGGGATTGCGATTATCGGATCATCCGATATTATCGGTTCATGTCCGATATCAACGTCATCGACCATCTCACCCGGCGTTTTGGAAACCAGACCCGCCTGGCTGAAGCCGCTGGCGTGTCGCAGCCGACCATCGCTGGGCGGAAGAAATCGAACTCGCTCTCTCATGACCAGATGCGTCGCATCATACGGTCTGGCCCGACGATGGGGGTGGCCATCAAGCCGGACGACTTCTTCCCCGAGTGGACGATCATGGTGCCGGGTGCCGCCAACGACACCCCTACCCAAGAGGCGGCGGCATGACTTCGCACCGCGTCTATTCGCCCGATGAGATCGTCGCCCGCCTCCAAACGGACGGTCGGCTTGATCAGAACATCGACCGGAGCGCCGGTCCCGATGCTTGCTGGCCTTGGCGTGGCACGCTGACCTCTAAGGGTTACGGCAGGCTGAGGGTCGGCGCTCGGACCTACCTCGCGCATCGCGTGACTTATGCCGCCTACGTGGCCGGCGCAGCACTTCTGGCGGATCGCAACGCTCTGGTCCTGCACAGCTGCGACAACCCGCCGTGCTGCAACCCCAGTCATCTGCGCATCGGCGACAACGCCGACAATATGCGTGACGCCCATGAACGTGGCCGCCTCAAGCTTCCTGTCGGTCGCAAGTTCAAAGCGGGCGAGCGTCGTGGCGGAAAGCTGGAAGCGTCGGACGTTGTCGCCATCAGACGGAACGCCGAGGGCCTTTCGCAAAGGGCCTGGGCGCGTCGTCTTGGCGTCTCTCAGACACAGGTCAGTCGGGCCTTTCATGGGGTCACCTTCCCGGAGGTCAGCGCCCTCCCCCGTGTCCCTCGCCGGAGCACCCCATGCTGAACAGCGACGATCTCCAGATGATCCGCGCCGTCGTCCGCCAGGAACTGACCGGCCTGCTCCATCCGAGCGTCCAGCGTGACCCGGCGCCCGCGCCTCCCCTGCCTGCCAACGATTTTCACGCAACTCACCCCGATCAACCTCCGCCTGACGCCGCCTGATTAGGGCGCGGAAGCGGAGCCGTCAGCAAGAACCTCCAATGGAACATCTTGGAAACATGGAAGCCGGAACGAAAACCATCGAACTGTCGCGAGGGATGGTCGCCCTCGTCGATGCGGCTGACCTCGATTGGCTGAGCCAATGGTCATGGTGTGCGGTTCCTGCCTCAGACGGCGGCACCTTCTACGCCCAGCGCAGCGGCAACCGACGCATGCACAACGCCATCATGCTGCCCCAGCGCGGTCAGTTGGTCGATCACATCAATCGGAACGGCCTGGATAATCGCCGGTCAAATCTGCGGTTGTGCTCCTTCCGGCAGAACATGGCCAACCGCAGCTTCAAGCCCGGCGTGAGCGGCTACCGTGGTGTCTATCGATACCGGGACCGCTGGAGCGCCAACATCAGCTTCAACGGCCGAAGCAAGGTGATCGCCACTTTCGACAATCCGACCGACGCCGCCCGCGCCTTCGATGCAGCGGCGCGGCAGCATTACGGCGAGTTCGCCGTCCTCAACTTCCCCAACGGAGAAAGCCAATGAACGCGAGGCAGCATTCCAGGCTGGCTCAGCAGTTGATCGCCGCCTGTGGCGGGCTTGATGAAGCCAGCGCCGTGTGCCGCGTCAGCCGAGCGGTGTTGTCGTCCCATCAGAACGTCCATCGCCCCGAATGCTTCATGACAGCGGACGTGATTGTGGATCTAGAGGCGTATTGCGGCGAGGCCTATCTGCTTGAACCCAACGGCACACAGGCGGCCATTTCTGCCGGCTACAGCCCGAACTCGGCGGCGGTCGAGGCGTCTCGGTTGCTAACCAACCCTAAGGTGGCTGCTGAGCTTGCCGAGCGCCGGCGCGTGCTGGAGATCAAGACGGGCATCACGCCAGAGCGCGTGTTGTCGGAACTGGCGAAACTGGGCTTCAGCGATATCCGGCAAGTGGTCCAGTGGCGGGCTAACGTGACGCAACTGGATGAAGACGACGAGACGGGTGAGCCGCGTCTTTCGGTCACCAACCAGGTGACGATCAGCGACAGTGCCGACCTGACGGATGAGGCCGCAGCGGCAATCTTGGAGGTGTCGCAGACGAAGGATGGCGCCCTGAAGGTCAAGATGCACGACAAGCTGGGTGCGCTGGTCAAGATCGGGCAGCCCCTCGGAATGTTCAAGCCGCACGTCCCGGAGGCCCCAGGCAAGAAGGAGGCGGCCAACCTCGCGGCCATGAACGCGGAGGACGGGACCGATTGGGAGCGTCTGCTTAACTAGACCGCGACCCTGGTTCTGGTATTCTGTTGCGGACCGACGCGGCGCTGGTAACGCCGGGCCGGTCCTAACCTCAACGAGCGGTAGGACGCATCGTCATGGCTGATGCCGGTATAGCGGGCGTGGTGCGCATTTGCACCCGCTGTCACGAGCCTAAACAGGCTGATCTCGAAAGCTTTCCGCCCCACAAGATGGGGAAGTATGGCCTGCACTCGGTGTGCCGTCCGTGCAAAAAGAGAGACGACGCCGCGCGGCGCAATCGTCCTGAGCAGGTGGCGCGTCAGAAGGCGTGGCGAGACGCGAACAGGGACAGGGTGCGGACCTACAATCAGGCCTATCGGGACGCGGGCTACTGCTCGACCGATCATGTGAATCATTGGCGTAAGAGCAATATTGACCACGCCCGCCGAGAAGAGGCCCGGCGAAAGCGTGAGCGCCGAGCGACCGATCCAACCTTCCGGCTTCTTTGCCGGCTCAGGGCCAGGCTTAGGTCGATGATCGACAAGAAGGGCAAGCGAACAGATCAGGTTCTCGGCTTCACGGCGGATGATCTGAGGGCGCATCTGGAGCGCCAATTCGTAAAGGGCATGGGCTGGCACAACATGGGCGAATGGCACATCGATCACATCGTCCCCGTCTCGTCCTTCACGATCACGAGCGCGGATGACGCGGATTTTAAGGCGTGTTGGGCGCTGACGAACCTGCGCCCCATGTGGGCTGATGAGAACCGGTCCAAGGGCGATAAGCGGCTGACGCTGCTGTAGGCATGGCCTGGGACACGTCGTGCCCGGATTGGGCGGAGCGCATAAAGGACGGACGGCCGCTTATCCCGGACCTCCCGTTGGTTAAGCCAGAAGCGGATCGGGCGGTCGCGATCTTCAATAGCCTGAGACTGCCTGACGTTCCCGGTCAACCCCGCATGGCTGAAGCCGCTGGCGATTGGCAGCGTGACTTGGTGGCGGCGGTCTTTGGGTCTTACGATCCGGCGTCCAACGAGAGGCATATCCGAGACTTCTTCTGCATGGTGCCGAAGAAGTCATCGAAGACCACGGCTGGCGCGGCGATCATGCTGACGGCGCTACTCAAGAATAAGCGCCCGAACGCTGAGTTTCTGCTGATCGCACCCACGCTGGAGATTGCGGACCTCGCCTATCGACAAGTCGTCGGGATGATTGAGGCCGATCCGGTTCTGGCCAAGAAGTTTCACGTTCGCGACCACATCAAGCGGATCACCTATCGTCCGACGAAGGCGTTTCTCAAGGTCAAGAGCTTTGATCCTAAAGTCGTCACGGGGTCGAAGCCGAGCGGCGTGCTGCTGGACGAGTTGCACGTCATCGCGGCCTCGCCGGAAGCGGACCGGGTGATCGGGCAGTTGAAGGGCGGCCTCCTGCCGAACCCCGAGGCCTTCTTCATTACGATCACGACGCAAAGCGAACGGCCTCCAGCTGGCGTTTTTAAGGCGGCGCTAGCGACGGCGCGGCGGGTGCGGGACCTACGTCACCGGCGCCGCGAACGCCGCCGACAATCCCCTCGGAGCGATCCAGGTGACTACGGCGGCCGCTGCTGCGGCGGTCACGACCGATGAGCTGATCGACCTGGTCTACAGCTTGCCGGGCGTGCTGGCGCAGAACGCGCGCTTCGTCACCAACCGCAACAGCCTGTCCAAGGTTCGGAAGCTGAAGGACGGCGACGGCAACTACATCTGGCAGCCCTCGCTGCAGGCGGGCCAGCCGGCCCAACTGCTGGGCTACCCGGTGACGGAAATGGCGGCGATGCCGAACATCGCGGCCGGCGCCGTCGCGACTGAAGACCTTGCTCAGAAGCAGCAGCAACTTGTCGATCTGGCGAACGAGACGCGGACCTCGACTGAGGACACGATTAATCTCTATCGCCGCCTTGCCATCGCCATGGGCGAGATGGGGCGATCCGAGTCCGATACGCTCCGGCTGACAGAACTTTTGAACAAGGCATTTCAGTCCTCCGGTGCTTCGACGCAGGAAGCGGCAGCAGCGGCCTTGCAGCTCTCGCAGGCGCTGGCTTCTGGCGTGCTTCAGGGCGACGAGCTTCGCTCCATCCGTGAAAACGCCCCTCTTCTAGCCCAAGCAATCGCCGATGCGATGGGCGTAGGTATCGGCGAACTGAAGAAGCTGGGGGCCGAAGGAAAGATTACCGGGCGGATCGTTGCCGACGCCATCATTGGCGCCGCCGATGACATCGAGACCCGGTTCAACGCGACCACGGCGACGGTTGGACAGGCTCTCACCATCCTGAACAACCAGTTGGGCGCTTACATCGGCCAAGGCGATCAGAGCATTTCCGCCACGCAGCGCATGGCGCAGGCGATCATAGCGCTGGCGAACATCCGGCGCTTGGAACGCGAAGCTGCTCTTCGTCAGCGGATCGCCGAATATGTTGAGCGGTATGGTGTCGCGGGCGTCGGCCTAGCCGTTGCTGAGCAACTGAAGTTCGACCAAGCCGCGTCGGAATGGCGACGAGGCAGTTGCCAGGATCGCGCGCCAAGCGGCCGCCGAGGGGACCGCACAAGCTATCGCGCAGTCCCGCATGGACGCCGCGAATGATCGGCGCGCGTCGAAATACAGACTGAGCGGACGGGGCTAACTGTGGCGATCACTCTCCAACTCCTTCCATCAACCACGACCTACACCCTGCGGGAGGTCGCGGCCGGAAACATCCTGCGCCCTGCTTTCGGCGGTCCACTTCAGCCCCTGACCCGCAAGGGCGACCATTGGGCCGTGGACGTGACTATTCCCGCCCTTGATGCGCGGGGATGCGGCATGGGATTGTTCGCTGACCTGACGCGCGGAAAGCGCGAGGCGCTGGTGCTGCGGGTTCCCGAGTACATGGAGGCCCGAACCTATGGCTCTCCAGTCTGCAACAGCGTTTCAACAGGCGACACTCTCTCTATTCGAGGCCTGACGCCTTCGGTCGTCATCCCAAAGGGCAAGTGGCTGTCCCTTATCCTGAACGGGCAGCGCTACCTTTACCTTGTCGCGGCTGAGGCCTTCGCAAACGGGTCTGGCGTCGCATCGGTGCAGGTCACATCCCTATTGCGCAGGCCGACGATTGACGGCGCCGTGGTTGAACTCGAGGAACCCAAGATCGAGGGCTATGTCGCGCCGAACCAAGCCGCCGACATCGGGACCTTGCCGGCTGTTGGCCTACAGTTCAGCCTTGAGGAACGAGACTGATGGATGCGGCCTTGATCGCCGGTTACCAGCAGCCCGGCGCCATCAAATGCACGCTGATCCGGTTTGACCTCCCTGGCGGTCCTTTGTGCCTGACAGACGGCGGGTTCACGTCCTTTGACGCTGGCGAGGGCGAGGGCGCGGAAACCTATTTCAGTCGTCACCCGACCTACGGCGTCATGAGCAGCGTAGGATCGATCAAAGATGGTGAGGACGCCGGCACAACAAGGATTGATGTCGTGCTGCAACCCGCCTCGGATGTCGCGACAGCGGCATTGGGTTCGCCCAGCATCCAGGGTTGTCGGGTCCAATGGTGGGAAGGTGTGATCGACCGTTCGACCGGAGGGCTTGTCGGCATCCCCGAGCTCAAGTTCGACGGCGAAATCGATAAGCCTCGGCTATCGGTGGACGAGGACAGCCTTGAGCTTACACTTGAGTGTGGCACCCAGGCAGAGCGTCAGCTCGAGCCGAACGCTGACTGGCGACTGAACAACGCCTTCCACACCCTAGTTTGGCCTGGCGAGATGGGAATGGCCTTCGTCGATGGCGTCACTCGCAAGAAGGAGTGGCGGTCCCGGCCAGAGAACCCAGGCGTCTTCAAGCGCCTGCTGAAGGCCTTCGTGCCTATCGCCAACCTCTAAGGCGGCCTCCATGAATGATGTGCTTAAACGGGCTGCGGCGACGCAGGCCTGCATGGACCGCTTTGGCTTCAAGCCAGTCGAGCCGGGGGTGCGTGACTGCGGCAAGCTGACAGCGCATGCGCTGCACAAGCAGGGCCGGTCGGCAAAGCTGCTGAACGCCTCCCGTCATACGACTTGGGCCGGTGCGCTTCGCTATCTTTCCAAGACTGGCGCCAAGGATCTGGTCGCCTTGATCGACATGATGGGCCTAGAGCGCATCCCACCCGCCGCCGCCCTGCCCGGTGACATCATCGCCCTTCCTTCGGACGACGGATTTGGATGCTCGCTCGCGGTGGCGCTCGATAACGGCCGAGTGCTGGCGCTCAACCCGACGACAGGCC